ATTTTTATTTGTGGCATGGTTTTAACTTTTTTACCTATGTCTTCTAACATATCATCTACTGATTTAAAATCTTCAAATTTCTTTTCAGTATATTCTATGCCAAGGTTATCTAACATAACCTTGGCTTTAGAACAATAGGTACACTTTTGTTTACTGTATACTATCACTTGCATTTTCAACACCTGATGATAACATATCATCCCATATCGTATTTGCTTGACTGTCTCTAGACTGATAAGCATCCACAGCCTGTTCAATAGTATACTCATACATTTTATTAAGTTTACCCATAGGTAATCTTAAACCAACATATGCACGATAATTACCATCATTAGTAATTACTACATCTTGTTTAAAGACTTCATACCCACGAACAGGAGTATTTTCGATAGAATTGACAATGGCACTTTCAACTTCAGTAACCACAGTTTTACTTTGAGTTTTACCTACTTCAGTAATAAACTGTTTACTTTGTTTGTTCATTGTACCTTTTATCATGTCAGCAATTTCAGATTTTGCAACCATCTTTGCCTTCTCAATCGCAAGGTTTAAATCAGGCGATACCGAAGTACCTGCCCCAAATATACACATACCTTCATGAGTTTCATCACCACATAATTTCATGTTAGTATAATCTGCCATAAACCAACCAGGCACTTGTGTAACATATTCACCACTCTCTGTCTTTACAGTATAGATTGGATTATTTGTTGTAGTACATGCACCTAATGTTAGTGCTAAGGCAACTATCATAAAGTTTTTCATTATATTACTCCTATCACTCTGTCAATAATACTATTTATGCTACTACTAAGATGTATAACCACTTCTTCTATGGTCAAATCTGTCATACTAACTAGTATAAATGCCAAAGTAAATATTATTAAGTTTTTTATCATTGGACCTCCCAATCGCCATTTTTATCTAAACATACTTTTCCTGGCGTTTTAAAAGCATGATTCGGTCTATCATATTGTCTACAATACCTAGGGGCATTTGTATCTCTATAATAAAATTCTGAAAATAATTCCCAATAACCTGGTTCATCAAAATTCTTTCTGCCGTCTGCACAGATTAATTTTTCTTCTTTGGTTACGGTATCACCTTTTGTTGTTATTATAATCTTTGTAAAACAATATTGTTGTTTTATTGGTTTTATCTTTGCATGATATTCTTCACCTGCATTTGCAACAGATATCAAATACACCATTAATGTTAAGAACATAAACAATGCAATCCAAATTAATTCACTATCTCTCATCTTCTTACTTCCCACTCATTAGTGTATGGATTTTTATATGGTTTTTCAACCCAGCGTCCGTCTGGTAATTGACATGCATTACCATGTTGAACTCTCCTGTCTACATTTCCCATGCCAATAACTGGCCAAGGATTTGTAATATCAACGGTAACATCATAACTAACACATTTAAATGGTCCTTCATGATACAAACTTGTTGTATGTATGATACCACTATTACCTGTTCTCTTGTTATACCAATTAGTATAAGATGAACCTGGTCCTGCAACATTCATATGGTCTACAAAAGTACCATAGTGAACATCATAATCTGAATCATACATCATGTTTGCACCTGCTAATGCACCTGCAAGTGTGCATGTTGCAACTACATAAGGATTATCAATACCCATAGATACACATGCTACTGTTGATGTTGTTGCACCTAGACCGGCGCCGATATGAGACCTGGTTGCCAAACATCCTTGTAAGGACAACCCAATCAAAACGATAGCGAATGTTCTAAGCATTCTTTTTTGCTGGATACTTATTATATTTTCCTTTATCATTTGCTATCTCTCTACATAAAGTTTGTATGTCTTTAATTAAAAAATCAATATCTGATTTATCTGATTTTTTAAAATTAGGGTCATCTGGATGACCGTACTTCATTATTCTTAATTGTTCTGATTTATCATAAATTACTCGAATCTTATCACACATTGTTGAAATTTTATGATACATTACAATTGCCTCCAAGTTAATTAAAGTTAAGGTGCCCTCGAAAGGGCACCACTCTCACATTAAGAAGTGTAAGCGTACTTCGTACCATAAAGTGCTTTGATACCAGCAGCCACAATTGTTCTATCAGCGTTATCAGATAGTAATACTTCTGATACACCAGCAGCTAAAATTGCTTTTGTTGGTTTACCCATACGGTAGGTTGTACCACGACTTGTCTCATTAATAAAAATCATATGACCTTTACTTCTTAAAGTATCAATCATAGCTCTTGGTGATGTCAAGTCAAATCTATTTCTTAAAGTAGACCAAGAAACTGGTTCACCTTTTGATAATAGGTTTAGTACTTTTTGTGTTTTGCTTAGCGCTCTTCTTGCCATTATATATCTCCATGGTTGTTAATTGTGCATTTTAAGTCTGCATGACTATTACATTTATTGTAATTCTGTCCATTATATGGTATTTTAAAGTAAATGTCAAGCTTTATTTTCATTTAATTTCTTCAAATGCAATATCATATTGTGTATCGTAATTACTCAATACTACATCACCTATAATAGGATACCAAGTTTTACCTTTTTCTTTAAAATGTTTTTTCATATAATCATCAAAATCTGCAACAGAACCATCTGACTTAGATTTCCAATCTTTAGAATCCATTGTAGCAACTATCATACAGAAACGATTTAACCCTTGTCTGACAGCCAAAACATATTCATGAGGATTAATTGATGTTGCACCTTGACCACCATAAAATTTTGATTTGTTTTTTATGATTTGTGCAAATTTAGTTTCTAATCTTAAAGGTTCGGTACCTTCTTCATCAAAAGCTTTGAATTGGGTGTCCGGGTCACCACCCTTTCTAGGTGATTGAGCATCCACTTTAGGCATTCTTCTTCTGAATACAGATGTTATAGTATTTGCTAAAATGTGTGAGTACATTCCTGTTATAGCATTTTCTTCAACATCAGTAAATTCACCTGTAATGACATTTATAAAATTGCCATCTTCATCAGTATAACCTATGTTATTTAAAAATGATTTTCTAGATGTATCAAATGATTTAAGAATATCATTTTGAAAATCTTTATCACTCATCCATTTCAAAACTTCTCTGTTTGTTCTAGCCTTATCTCTCTTTCGCACTATTTTGACCATATCATATGCTTTCTTAGGTTTAATTTTTCCTGAATTAATATCATCAAATAAATTAGGGTCTCTTTCTTTAACTAATCTTAATTGGTCTAATACATTAAGAGAAATAGGTAATGCTGTGCCAGAATTAATTTTTTCAACCCACTCCGTTACAGTTTCTTTTGGTATCTTTCTCATTTTGTGAGTTTCCCAATGTGCATTTTCTAATGCAATAAACTCATTTAAACAATGTAAATAACTTTTTTCTCTTAAATCTACATTATCATCTATCAATGATTCTATTACACCTAATTTAGTTTCAGGTCTATCACCTTCTATTCTAACTCTCACTTGTTTAAAACCAAGTTTTAGAGCAACATGTAATCTAGTATGACCGCCCTTTAATGAACCGTCTGTATAAACAGGTATAGGATTATTATTAATACCTTGAACTGACATACTTTTTTCTATGTGTTTGTAATTTTTATTGTTTTTTTCAATATCATCGCCGTATATAGATTTATTATCTTTACTAGGTATAATATCATTTGGGTCAACTAACATATTGCCGTTGCTATCTGTTGTAAATTTAAATTTTATATTACTTTTCATTGGTTCTATCCTCGCTATCTAATAATAATACAATGTAATGTACTGCTTTATATAAATCCTTTTTGTTCTTTCCGTTTTTCTTACCATATCTACACAAATATTTTATTGCATTTGACTGGCAGAAATCTTTATCTATATCAAGATGTCTTAACATATCTTGAACTTGAAATCCTGATTTATCTACACTATAATGTTCATCATAGGTACTTCTAATATACTGATTGATATTAGTCATTATTTGGTCTTCATTATACTTCATTCATTTCTCCTATGGTTTTTGATACTTCATCTTCCGGCACTTCAGGTACATTAACTAAAGCGTCTTCAATCATTTGTTCTGTTGTTCTAGAATCTGTTTTTTCTTCT